GCGGTTCAAGGTATGATCAGAGGGGCTTTGTAAGATGACCGTTACCTCATTAACCAACTATTCCTTTGCTTGGAACGATTACGTATTTGGCGCGGGATCTGCTCACCCAATATCAGATGTTCAAGGGCTTGAGGCTTTACCTGCAATTCGTAATCAAGACGACAACAGAGGCTACTCAGACGGTATGTTTTCTGGTAACGATTTCTTGGCTGGTCGCACGATCACCATGGCTATCGTCACCTTGTCTAGCAGCAGTACCGCTTCTATCTCATCTGCGTCTGCAACTGGTACAAGCGTAATCACCTACGACACTTCAACGGCGCACGGGCTTGTAACTGGTCAATTAGTCACAATCACTGGCGTTCTATCTACGGGCAACCCTTCGGGAACGGCAGGAGTAGCGTTCAACCAGACAAACGTGGCTTGCACCGTAACATCTACCACCCAATTTACGGTTGCTGTTGTATTGACGGATACTCGGACTTCTGGCGGCGCTATGAACATGAGTTCAAGCGCGCAATTCAATTACAACTTGCTTCAGCGCGCACTCCTACCTCAGACGACAGGAACTACGCCACTCCAATTTCAGTTAAGCGGATCTAACGTGCTTCAGAGAGTTAATGCTCGCGTTCGCGCCAACATGTCCTCAATAGATCCTGACTACACCTTTGGTTACATCAAGTCAAGCGTTACTTTCTTTTGTCCAGATCCGCGCGTGTATGACGACACCCTTCAAACCGCTTCAATGGGCGTGTCTAATGCTTTGGGTCGTATCTACAACCGCACGTACAATTTGGTTTACGGCTTTGGTTCATCGGGCGCTGCGACAAATGTATTAAACAGCGGTTGGGCGACAACCTACCCGACAATTACCGTCAATGGTCCAATCGTGAACCCAACCGTAGGTAACACGACAACAGGCAATTACATTACGGTCACAGGATCGTACTCAAACACCGACATTGTATTTATTGACCTTGACTCCAAGTTGATTACCGTCAACGGCGTGGCTGCTCGTAACCTAGTCTCAGGCACATCCACTTGGTTTGGGGCTGTTCCAGGAAACAACGCTTTCTATCTAACTGGCGCTGGTACACTTGCAGGCACAACGGCTGCTACAGTATCTTGGCGTTCGGCATACATCTAAGGAGAGACAATGGCATTACGCACACCCCCTAGTTGGCAGCAAAACGCCTCACACCCTGCTGAAAATGATCGCCTGTCCACTCAAGGCTTATGGCGCAACACAGGCGTGCTTAACGCGGCTGATTTAGTCACAACTCAAAACGGAACGCCAAACATGAGCGTAAACGTATCTAGTGGCTGGGCATCTATTGTCGGAAACTACACAACCAACATGGGCGCGTACGTAGCCTACAATGACGCTACTCAGAATCTAGTTATCTCTACAGCCAGCGGATCAAACCCGCGTATTGATCTTATCTGCATGACCGTATCTGACTCTTACTACACAGGCGCTCTTAACCAAGTTGCTTTTCAGGTAATCGCAGGAACGCCTGCTGGATCGCCAGTAGCCCCAGCGCTACCAATCAACTCAATTTCACTCGCTACCGTATATGTCGGGGCAGGCGCAACGCAGATCCTTACCGCTAACATTACAGATACTAGAACGGTCACAACAAGCGCAATTACGGTAGATTTATCCTCAGTTGAAGTCGCAATTTACATGGGAGCATACTAATGCCAACAAATACAGCCGCACTCTTAGCCCGCTTATATCCAGTTCAGGGCGCAACAGCAACTAGATTTAACATTAGCAACAAGGCGATTACTACCAACCTTGCGACAATAACTACTTCGGCGCTTCACGGTATAACTCAGGTGGGAACGCTTGTTACTATTCAAGGCGTGGATACAACGCATGACGGCACTTACACAATCCACTCAATACCAACAACATCTACTTTTACTTATGTATCAACTACGGCTACTCAGGCTTCAACAGCAGTATCTCCTGTCGGTATTGCTACTTTCAACACAGGCGCTTCTGGCGTTACAAACGGCTTCACGATCACCAACAAGGTGGTTCAAAATACCGTTGCTACATTAACATCTTCAGCGGCGCATAACCTCACTGTTGGCGATATGGTTGCAGTTACTATTGGTGACACAATCTATGACGGTACGCAGATCCTTGTTATTGCTACGCCAACAACATCTACTTTCTCTTATTTTGTAACCACTACAACGGCTGCAACTACTGCGGTGTCTCAAGGTTCTTTCTGTAAATTGCCTGTTGTCTATACCGTACCTGCTTCTACAAACACTATTGCTACAAATATCGTCATGACTAACGCTTCAGCGGCAGCGGCTACTTTTTCAATCACGATTGATCGTACTGCTCTTGCTTGGCAGCAATCTATTGCGGCTAACTCATCTGCGTACTTTGATCTTAAACAAGATGTTGATACAACCAAAACGATTGTGGTAGCAAGTTCATCTCCACGCGTTGCTTGCCAGATTAGCGGAATGACGGTTGTATAACCGTGGGTCAAAGTACCTTTCCTGCTCCAGCATCAACTACTAATCCGCTTAGTGGTGTAACTCTTCAGCAAACAATTACTTCAACGGGCGCTGTAACCATACCTTCAGGTATAACTCAGGTGTACGCTATTCTTATCGGTGGCGGCGCTGGCGGATCTTCAGCGGTGGTAAACGCAGGCGGTGTCGGTGGCGGCGCTGGTGGATACACTGCTGGTTGGACTGCTGTTTCTACAACTTGCACTATTGGCGCAGGCGGATCAGCCTCTTCCGCTGGCGGAAACACTATTTTTGGAATTTTGATTGCAGGCGGCGGTGCTACAGAAAACTTTGGCGCTGGCGGTAGAGGTGGACTCACAGGTGGCGGCGGATATTTTGGCGGCACTGGTGGCCCTGCTGGCGCAAGCGGCGGTTCAGGTGTGGCGGGAAGCGCAGGTTACATTGGAATTGGCGGTGGCGGCGGCGGAAACGGCGGCGGCAACACAGGTGCAAGCCAACCAGGTTGGGCTGGCGGTGCAGGTGGTCGCGGCGTAAGCGGCGGTGGCGGCGGTCAAGGTTCAACAGGCGCTTCTGGGGCTGGTACAAACGGAAACGGCGGCGCTGGCGGCGCTGGACAAATTGCAGGCGGCGGCGGCGGTAGTTTGGTAGCAACAAGCGGTAACTCAGGAACTGGTACTCCAGGCGCTGGCGGTAGCGGCAATTATGGATTAAATGCAGGCGGTAACGCTGCTGGTACAGGAACAGGCGGATTGGGTGCAGGCGGCGGTGGTGGATTTATTTCAGCAGGTTCAAATGGTTCAGGAACAACAGGCGGGGCTGGCGGTAACGGCGGCGGTGGCGGCGGCGGCGGAACAACTGGCGGCGTAGGCGGCAACGGCGTGTTGTACCTTTATTACTAGGAGATAAAAATGGCTTTATTTGCTTCAATAGAACACGGCAAGATTTCTAATGTCGTAGTGGCTAACTCTCTTGCTGACGCTGAATTAGGAACAGGCTTGACTTGTTTTGAGTTTGAACACACAGACGGAATTGTTGTTGGCGACCCTGTTGATGATAAAAAATTGGCTAAAATTAAAGCCGCAAAAGCCAAACAAGAAGCAGAGGCAAAAGCGGCAGCAGATAAAGCAGAAGCAGATCGTGTCAAGTCTATAGAATTAGAATTAGAACGCGCTCGTCAAGCGGAAGCGGAAAGACTTGCGGCTGAAGAAGCGGCTAAGCCTAAGCCTGTTACGGGCATTTTTGTGAAGGTGGAGAATAACTAATGGGTCAATCAACTTATCCCGCGCCTTCCGCTGGCGGATTTACTCGTATAGCAACACTCACTACAACTCAAACTTGGACTCACCCTGATAACCCTTCAGCATCAAACCCAAAACAAGTTCAAGTTATTTTGTACGGCGGCGGCGGTGGTGGCGGTGGCGGTGGCTGTAATCAAAACGGCTCTCCAAGCGGTTCAATAGGTTCAGCAAACGGCGGCGGTGGCGGCGGTTCGGGAATGATGAACACTTTTACAACTTTAGTAACTGGCTCTGTCTCTGTTGTTATAGGCGCAGGCGGAACTGGCGCTACCGCTGTTTCTAGATCAACCGCAGGAAATACAACAGGCGGTACTGGAGTTGCAGGCGGAATTACTTTTTTTGGCACTTTTGCAGCAAGCGGCGGGCTTGGCGGAACTGGCGGAACTTCATCAGACGGAACTAACGGTACTTCGGCTGCTGGCGGCGGTGGCGGAATGTTTAACGGAACAACTTATTTATCAAGCGGCGGAAACGGCGCTAACAATACTACCGCTGCTGTTGCACCTACTCCTGCCGCTAATTTTCAAGCAGGATACGGAAACAATTTTTCTGGCGGCGGCGGTGGCGGTGGCTCAGCGTTGAATGTAAGCAGCACTACAACTCGCGCTGCGGCTGCTGGATATGCAGGGTACGCAACTGGAGGAACAGGTGGTGGCGGCGATGTAGTGAACGGCGGTAACGCAACAGGCGGTACTGGTACTGTTGGATCAACAGGCGGCGGTGGCGGTGGCGGCGGCGGTGGCGCTATTTCTTACAATGCGCTTTTAACATCTACTGGTGGCGCAGGCGGTACAGGCGGCGTTGGAACTGTTATTATTTTCTTTTAGGAGACTCAATGGCTAACTTTGCTGTAATTAAAGACAATGCAGTTATTAACATTATTACCGCTAATTCTTTACAAATTGCTCAAGAAGTTACAGGGCTAACTTGCATTGAATATACAGACGACAACCCTGCTGCCATTGGCGACAAGTTTGAGGAAACACCGACAAAGAAAGTAAAGTAACGGTATGCCTACAACAACATACCGATACCTGTTTGCTGATTTACTGACCAACAGTATTCTTGCCGAACTTCCAATCACAGGCGTAAATTTCACGCAGCAACTCAACTCTGCGGGTACTTTCACAGGTCACTTGCTATTGTCGGGCGTAAATGCGTCTGGACTCAACGTAGATAACGGAACAATCCCAGGGCGCACCGCAGTGTATGTGGATCGTAACGGCGTATTGGTTTGGGGTGGAGTGCTTTGGGGGCGCGAGTACGACAGCACAGGACAGACACTCACCTTTCAAGCAAGAGAGTTTGAGTCATACTTTGAGCGCAGACGCATTACAACTACGCGCGTATTTAACAACACCGACCAACTCACTATTGCTCAAACCCTAGTCAATGACGCTCAATCAACGGCGGCGGGCAATATTGGCGTTGTTGTTCCGTCAAACACGTCAGGCGTTCTAGTCAGCCGCACTTACTACGCGTATGAATTGAAGGGCGTGTACCCAGCGTTGCAGGATCTTTCACGCCAAACAAACGGCTTTGATATGAACATTGAAGTGTCTTACAACGGCGGCGGAAATCCAATCAAGACGCTTAACTTGTCTTATCCGCGCGCTGGTGTTGCTTATACATCCTCAAGTTACATTGTACCAACCTTTGAGTTCCCTGCGGGTAACGTGGTTGAATACTATTATCCTGAAGATGGGTCTATTGCAGCCAATACAATTTACGCGCTAGGCGCTGGATCAAACGAAGGCAAGTTGATAGCAACAGCAACGGACACTTCCAAGACAAGTACTGGTTGGCCGCTTCTTGAGGATCAGGCTAACTACTCAGATGTAACAGACGCAACAATGTTGGCTGGACTAGCAAGCGGTCAGGTTGCAGCCGTATCGTATCCACCAACTACCTTGAAGGTTACAGTTCCGCCGTATGAAAATCCAACTTTTGGTACATACAAGATTGGTGATGACGCGCGAGTTATTATCCAAGACAGCCGCTTCCCAACAGGGCTAAACGCGATTTACCGCATTGTTGCTTTCAATGTAGCCCCAGGTGAAAATGGTCCAGAACGCGTAACATTGACCTTGACTACTGGAACAGGTGCGTAATGGGATATATAAATCAAACACCCAACCTCAAGGATATGTTCACGGATCTTGATACACGCCTGCGCAAGTTAGAAACAGCCGTAAGATTTACATTCCCTGCTGTAACATCAGATCCTAGTAATCCACGTATTGGTGACGCGTGGCTGAACACAACTACTAATCAAGCCAAGATCGTAGACGCAAGCGGCGCTGTTCGCATATTGACTTGGACGTAAAGGGAACTAATGAACGCATCAGATTGGGCTGGTTTAGCCGTAGCAATAACAACGCTGTTGGGTGCGTTATCAATAACAGTCAGATTTCTAACCAAGCATTACTTGTCCGAACTCAAGCCCAACGGCGGATCTAGTCTGCGCGATGAACAGACCCGACAAGGCGACACAATCAAGCGCTTAGAGCAACGCGTGGACTCAATATACGAACTGCTATTGGAGCGCAAATGATAGATGTAGTAGCAATCGCAAAGTCTCAACTGGGTTATCAGGAGACAGGCAACAACGACACAATGTACGGCAAGTGGTACGGACTTAACAATCAGCCTTGGTGCGCTATGTTCGTATCTTGGTGTTTCAATCAAGCGGGATACAGCCGCCTAGTTGCAGCCTCAACCAAAAAAGGATTTGCCTCATGTGACGCAGGTTTGAAGTGGTTTTCTAAAAACAACAAACTTGTACCAGTTGGTCAGGCTAAAGCGGGCGATATTGCTTTCTTTCAATTTGATACAGACGCTCAACCCGATCATGTAGGGATTGTCGCCAAAAATGACGGCAAGAAGTATCTTTGGGTTTATGAAGGCAATACGTCAGGCGACAATAAAGGCTCTCAATCTAACGGTGACGGTGTATATTTGAAGAAACGCGCCTACTCGCTCATCATGGGCGTAGCGCGACCATAACAGGAAGGATAGAACATGGACACTATGTTGAAATCAGTAATCAAGTCATACCTTCGCGGCGTTATTGTTGCGGTCATACCTTTGCTAGCAATGGGAGTTACCAATCAATGGGCTTATGTAGCGGCAATCGGCGCTGGAGTCGTTAGCCCTGCTTTGCGCGCCATGGACAAGAAAGATCCTGCGTTTGGTCTTGTAGCAGATGTTGTTGATCTTGAAATCAATAAGTTGGTCAAGAAGTCAGCAAAGAAAGCGCCAACCAAGAAAACAAAATAAGTCTTAACACAAAAGCCTTCATTGACGGGGAAACAATGAAGGCTTTTGCGTTGGCGCTTACTTGTATTTTTCTTGCTATCATTACGGCAAGGAGGCAACATGTCGCTAAAAGACAAAATCAAGAAACACTCGTTTGTTATTGAAAAATGCCCACTTGGGCGGCTAATAGAAAGACTAACTCCAGACGATCAAAACACCTTGCTAGAAGCAATCAAAAAGGGAACGCCAACAATGACCTTGGTTGCTGCGCTTCGTGAGGAAGGCTACGCAATAGGCGAACCTTCTTTCAATCTACACAGACAAGGCAAGTGCAGATGTACGACAGAGTAACGGAGATCCTGAACAACAGGGATAACGAGTACGGCAGCGCTCATGCTAACTTTGCCCAGACAGGGCGCGGCTGGGGCGCAATTTTAGGTATTGACGACATACCCGCTTGGAAAGTTGCTTTGATGTTGGACTTCTTCAAAACCATTAGATGTTCCGTAAATCCTGCGCATGAAGATAGTTGGTTAGACAAACAGGGCTATACGCGACACGGACAAGAGATTGCGATGACCGATGAGCCTTAAAGATCAACTAGACAGTATGCCTGAACCTGAAAGCCAAGATGTAAAAGAACTGCGTCAAGCGCTTATGCGTATGCAGAAGCAACTACGCCAAGCAAAAGAACGCACCCAAGATTTGGTTGAAACAACGCAACAGGCGGCGTATGACGCGATGCTAACTATGGGCGCAATTCAACCAGTACACATACCGGCACAGGATAAGCGCAAGACAAAAGGCGAAGTTGCTTTGTGGCACATGACCGATTGGCAGGGCGCAAAACAAACTACGTCATACAACAGCAACGTCATGCGCAGACGCGTCATGGAGTTTGCGGAGAAGGCTGTACGCATAACGGAGATCCAGAGAGCAGATCACCCAGTAAAAGATGTAACAATATGTTTTGGCGGGGATATGGTTGAAGGCTTATTCAACTTCCCAACGCAGGCGTTTGAAATAGATGCAACGCTGTTTGAGCAGTATGTAAATGTTTCAAGACTTTGCGTAGATGTAGTGCGATTTGCGCTCGCCAACTACGAAAAGGTAACGGTGATCGCTGAGTGGGGTAATCACGGCAGAATAGGATCTAAGCGCGACAATGTGCCGCGGTCAGACAACTTTGACCGTATGTGCTACGAGTTGGCTAGACAGTTGCTAGCAGGCGAGAAACGGCTTGTCTGGCAGGATTGTCCTGAAGATATACAGCGAATTGAAATTGGCTCATATCGGGCGCTCCTTATTCATGGAGATGAAGTAGGGCGCAACGGATTTGCTAGCCCAGGTGCTATTGTGCAACACGCAAACAAATGGAGATCAGGTTCATATCCTTGGGAGTTCAGAGATGTTTACATTGGACACTATCACACGCACTCTGAGTGGGCTATGGCTAACGGACAAGGCTCTGTTTATCAAACAGGATCAACGGAGTCAGACAACCGTTATGCAGGAGTTATGCTCGCCGCCAGTGCAACACCTTCTCAAAGGCTTCACTTTATTGATCCAGTAAAAGGGAGAGTCACTGCTGTCTATAAAGTGTGGCTTGACTAAAATCCAGAAAACCCAAAAAAATTAAAAAAATCGTGGCGAGTCGTGGCGAGTCGCGCAAAACTTAAACAGGACAAACCAAATTTTCAAAAATCGCAAAAACCCAATCCGCTAAAATAGTCTTAGATCCTGAAAGTATCAGGACAGGAAGGCTAAAAATGAGCGACACAATCCTCTGGTGCAGCAAGTCATCGCACCTACGTTTGCCAAACGATACTTACGAGCAAGGCAGAAAGCGTTATCTCAAGTCAGAGCAGTATAAGATTGCAGCAAGATCCCGCATTGAATTTATCAAGTGGGCTAGATCAAAGCGGTACTGCTTCCCTTGCGAAGGTACTCAACAAAGCAGTAATTACGGTTTTGGTATATCTTGGCACGATCATTGCTGTGATCAGATGCAGAAATGGCGCAAGCCGATTTTGGAGTGTCTAAAGATTTGGGCTGTTGAAGTAGCCACGCTTGAAGAATTAGAAATTCAAGCCGAACACGCACTCAGACTTTATCAACGGATCAAGGCTGAAGAAATACCGTACTCAAAAGAATACGGAAAGAACAGAACAGCCAAGTGGCGCAAAGACCGCCAGTTGTGGCTAGACATGATTGCGCTTCACAAGCAAGCAAAGACCCAACAGTAGGCTCAAAAGCCGTAGGAACTGTCTCCTGCGGCTTTTTTGCTGCCGCGAAAACCAGAGTCAATCACCGCGTCAACCGCGTCATCTATTGTGCGTGAGTGTTCAGCCGCGCAGTTACCGCAGGACAGACACATCAATCTTCATCTTCATAATCTTCATACTCTTCATAGCCTCTGGCGCGTATGTCCATGCCTAGATCCTTGGCGTGCTGCATTGCTGATGTAAACAGTTCAAACGCGCGATTGCCCAAGTCAGATAGTTGATCTGGATACGATCCTTCGTGTTCTATCTCAACATACAAATTGTGCAGGCTGAGTACCACGCGGGCAACGGGCGGGAGTATGGGTTCATTAGCCATACCTCAAGTTTGGCAGGATTACGGAAAAAAATCACGCGACTCGCCAAGCCAAATCCCCCACTTTTGTAATCCTTGGGGGGATACTTTCGGTCAACAGGGGCAATCCTGCCCCCCAAACATGAAAGAAGGCAACACATGGCTAAATTTGACCTGTCTGATTACGAGACAGTAGAGCAACGCCTCACCCGCTTCTGGGCGGCACACCCTGAAGGCAGGGTACTAACTGATCTGGTGTTTCACGATGAGCGTAGGTTCATCGTCAAGGCTGAGATCTACTTTGACCGCGATGACATGACCCCAGTTGCTCACGGCTACGCTGAAGAGATCGTAGGCGCGTCACCCGTCAACCGCACGTCAGCCCTAGAAAACTGCGAGACCAGCGCCATTGGTCGCAGCCTAGCAAATTGCGGCTTTGCGTCAGAAGGCAAGCGCCCAAGCCGATCCGAAATGGAGAAGGTGCAGCGCTACCAAGATGAGCCGCGCCAACCAATCGCGCCAAAAGTCAAGCCACGCGAATACTCGCCAGCCGAAGTCAGTTTGGTTGAGTCAATGATTGTTGGTGTTAGCGCCAGCAACAAAGATGAACTCAAGTTGATGTGGGAAGGCTACAAAGATCTGCTTGACCTGCCTATTGAGGGTTCTACCCTGCGCGACACGATCACCAAGCGCGTGGCAGACATTAACGAGAACGAGCAAGCATGAGCCACCAACCGATACTTCCGTACGCAGGCACAATGGGTTGGTCAGGCGTTGGCGCAACCACCCTTGCTCAATCACTCGCACTCAATCACGTCAGGGCGCAAGGCGAGCGCGGTTTGACTTGGTTTGAACTAGCAGAAATTATGAACTGGCATCACGGCACAGCGTCAGGTCAGTTATCTCTACTGGACAAAGGCGGTTTAATTAAGCGCTTGAAAGAACGGCGCGGCAAATCATCTGTGTACGTGCAAACACAGTTTGTAAATGGCAGGGAGTTAGCCAAGCCAAGAAAGCGTGGACTCACCTTGATCTTGGAAGTATCTGAGGGCGTGAGCGCTGAAGATGTGAAGGATTACCTTAACGCTCAAGCGCTGTGTGCGGCGCAAGAGGATCATAAGTTGATTGACGGTTGGAGGTGGAAAAGGTGGTAAGCAAATTAGAGTTGCTGGATAAAATCGTAAATGTAAACAAGGCTGTTCAATCAGGCGAACTATCTGCTATTGCGCTTGCGCTAGGGATTACGCCTGAGATGACAGAGACCATGTCTATTCAAGACATTATGCAAGCCATGACGGTACGCCTAGCGGATCTCAACAAACTAATGGAGACAGAACTATGAGCAATCAAAAGAAATTCAAAGCACCGCAGGGCTGGGTAACTGCGGTTCACATCAACGCTATTGGGATCACAGAAACAGCCAAACATTTAGGCATTGAGTCGCATATCTTGGCTCAGGCGTTGGAAGAAACAGGATTTCAAATGGTCGCTGATCCAATGGACATTAGTGCGGACACAGCAAAGGTGTTGAAGGTTGAAAAAGCAAAACAAGCCAACCAACCAGAGAAGCCTGATCTACAGGTAGTGGAGACACCAGATGAGCAATAGTGTTGTTACGCCTCAGATGATTGAGACACGGTTGCGCGATTTGTCGCGTGAAGTAGATCAATCACACAAAGACTTGGCTGACGCTGAGACTCAATACTTCAAGATCAAAGCGCAATATGAATTGGCGCTGGCTCACGGGCGCTTGTCGCTGGCGGGCAAGCAAGATATGAAATTGACCGTATCCGATAAGGCGGACATGGCTCTTGTATCGGCTGAGGAACTGCACATGAAAATGGCTACTGTTGAAGCGTTGGTGCGGGCAGCAAGGGCTAACGCCTCACGCATACGCACCCAAGTTGATATTGCTCGCTCAATCGGTACATCTGTCCGTACCAGTATGGATCTTTCATGAACGATGAAACTAGATTTGTATTAACACCGTTGGGTCAATCAGTTTATTTCGCATACGTTGAGGCATACGCTAAAAAGCACAACATTACGCACGATGAGGCAATCATAAGATTGAGCAAGGAGAAAATAGATGATTGACTTAAACAACATGCTCACCAAGTCATTGAAAGGCTACGACAAGCAGCGGGATCGCAGCCAACAGGTTGAGGTTGGTCCAAGCAGTATTGGCGGCTGCCGCAGGCAAGTGTGGCATGAACTCAAGCGCACGCCAGAGACAAATCCTGATACTGAGTCATTGGCAGCAATACTTGGTACGTTTATTCACTCAGGGATTGAGAAAGCGGTCAAGCGTGAAGATCCGTTTGGAGACAACTTCATGACCGAAGTTACCGTTGAGTATGACGGGCTAAAAGGTCATTGTGATTTGTTCATCAAAGATCAAGGCATTGTTGTTGATTGGAAAACAACCAAAGTCAAATCACTACGCTACTTCCCGTCAAAGCAGCAGCGGATGCAGGTGCAGATTTACGGTTGGTTGCTCACCAAAATGGGTCACACCGTCAACTACGTATCGCTGGTTGCGATCCCGCGTGACGGTGAAATGGCTGAGATCAAATCGCACATTGAACCCTACGACCCGCCAACGGCGGAAGCGGGCATTGCTTGGCTTGAGGAACTAAAGTTGATTGTCGCCAACAATGACCCAGCACCAGCGCCAGAGGAAAGTGTTTTCTTTTGCTCGCGGTACTGTAACTACTATGACCCGACAGGAGAAATAGGTTGCCCAAGTATGCGGAAGTAGATTGGGAGAAGGCTGAGTGCAAGGGGATTGAGACAGATACTTTCTATTGGGTTGAAGAGTCACGGAACAAAAGCGCCTACGCCTACATTGATGCGGTGCGTTCAGTTTGCGCTCGCTGCCCGATATGGAGTCAATGTCTGGAGTATGCGTTGGAGAACGAGCAGTATGGAGTTTGGGGTGGCATGACTAGCCTTGAGCGCAAGTCTTTTCTTGAACCCAACAAGTATCCCGCCCAGCAACAGCGGGCGATTACTTCTTTCAATGAGAACGGTATATCTATTGAACAGGTGAGGCAGGTTTATGAGCATACGGCTGATGAGTGAGGTTTGGCGTACGAAGTTACCCACGGTTGAAAAAATGGTGCTGCTGGTTATAGCGGATCATGCTAACGATGAAGGCACAGAGGCTTGGCCGTCACAGGCGACCATTGCTACGAAGGCTAGTATTAGTGTGAGAACCGTCCAGCGTGCGGTCAATTCGTTGGTCAGTGCTGGGTTTCTGCGGCTTGAAAAACACGCAGGCGGATCTGCTAATTGTAGAGAGGATCGCAGACCGCATAGGTACACGATGATCCTTTCTGCGCTACGGGGCGACTCTGCGACCACTCGTACAGTACGGGGCGACTCTGACGGCGATGACGGGGCGACTATCACGCCTGATGCGGGGCGACTCTTACGCCCTAAGAACCTTTCTTTAGATCCTTCCTTAGAAACACCCAGCGGTGTTGTTGTAGCCAATACCGACTTCAATGAATTCTGGAGTGTGTATCCGACTAGGGTGGGAAAGCAGGCGGCGATCAAGGCTTGGGAGAAGGCAATCCTTCAGGCGGATGCTGCAACCATAGTTGAAGGGGCGCGCAGGTATGCACAAGATCCAAACCGTCACCCGTCATATACTGCGCACCCTTCAACATGGCTCAACGCTGGCAGGTGGGCTGACGATCCACTCCCACCCAGAGAGTTGAACCCTGCTGAGAAAAGGGCGCAGGAAGCCGCAGAAGCCGCTAGAAAGGCTGAATACGAGCGCACTAGAAGCGCTGAGTTGTCTCGGCTTGACGCTGAGGCGCGAGCGCGAGCAGTACCTATGCCCGACAACATTAAGGAGACGCTGCGGAAGGTGCTTGGCTCAAGGTAGCGCAGATCACTTGTAACCATTACACTTATTGTAATGATTACGCCCTAAAAGGAGTGATATGTCTAAAGTTGAAGTTCAGCCCGAACTGCTGCAACTTGGCGACCATGTTGTGATCAACAACCAAGAGTGCGTGTTAAAGTACGTGGACACACCAGACGCTCGCGGTACTGTTGATCTTTATGTTACCGATCAGCAAGGGCGCGACCAACACGCAATCGTCACAGGTGCAGTTACAATCGTAGTGTGATCCAATTCCGCGTTGACGGCAAGCCTGTGCCGCAAGGTTCAATGTCTGTCGTCAATGGACATATATTTCACTCGCAAGGCTCGGCGCTCGCTGTCTGGCGATCTGCTATCGGATTAGCAGCAAGACAAGCAGGCGCAAAACCGACACTCAAGCCTGTCGCAATAACAATGGTGTTTGTATTCGCAAAACCAAAGACCGTCACGCGCGCAGAACCTACTGTGCCGCCTGATCTGGATAAATTGATACGCGCAGTATTAGACGCGTTGACGGCTATTGCTTACAAAGATGACTCACAAGTAACTGAAATACGATCTGTGAAAATATACGGAGATGCACCTTGCCTTGAAGTGCAGTTGAGTGAAAAAGCCGTATAAAAAAGTTATCAAAAAGATATAAAAAAAGTCAAAATAAACTAGGTTTTTCTACAATTCACATCTAGATTTTAGTTATTGAAATCACCGCGGTTTCAAAACGATCTAGGAGTCAAAAGTGAAAACTAGCCAAAAAAACCCACTAAATACAAGCGATTATCACGTTGTAACTTGCTACAACTGCCAAGTTAAGTTTTGGGCGTTTGTATCTGATATCAAGTCTCTTAACTTTTGCGCGACTTGCTGGAGCAAGTAAAAATGTCCAAGTTAGTTCCTACAACTGAAAAAATCCAGATCAAGTGGTTCGTCTGGTCAATGGGTCAAAAAATGCCTTATGAAAGTTCAATGCGCGGCACTTGGGGCTACGATGCAGAATGTTCATGCGGTTGGGGATCTCACACAGGTGGCGCAGTTTATTCAAGCGTTGAAGAGGATGTTAGATTTCACAAGATTTACGATCACAACTACGAGCGGAAGGCGTAACAATGGAACGCGAGATTACACTACCGATTGAACTATATGACTCAATCCAAGGCAAAACAATTACACGCGATGTGACCTTTATACTTTCAGGAACTTACGCGGCAACAGAGGATGTTCCATATTTTGACGTACGGCAGCAATCATCAGGGCGCTATTACTCACAAGACAAGCAGTTTGCGGCGCAGATTGGTCAAGGCGAAAAGTTACACAGCGCAGACGGCTCAATTATATTTTTCAAAGATCCAGAGCAAGCCAGAAAATGCGGCTGGCTCAACTTCGGCAAAAAGCCACTATTTACAGACGCAGACGGCGTGATGTACTTTTTTGACCGCAATACATCAATACGCAACCGTCAAGCGCACATCAAGACTTGGTCGGATCTATACGTTGATTCACCAATAGCAACAAAGCAGGAATACTACGGATCAATCAAGGGGGCAAAGTAAATGGAATTTCACTTCAGCGATTGGATTGACGGCTACTCAAACTGCGGCACAAAAATCAAGACACATGCTATTAAATCTGCACTACGCAAATTTCAAGCCAAGTATCCAGAGCGCGACTATGACCTTATTCAACATAAGGGGCTTTGGTACATAGCCACTTGGGGGTCATAATGAGTTACAAATACGGAACAAATATCATTGCTACAAAAGGCAACTGCGGAGTTTGCTACACAAAGAAGTATTTATTTACTTTTATCAAAGACGGCAACGACATACTTGCTTGCTCGGATTGCGCAACAGAGTTGATGCTTACTGGTTGGAGTAGATAATGGCTGATTACAAGCACCCAAAAACCAACGCAATCAAATGCGTGATTTGCAGCGAGATGCTTGACCGCATGGAACACGATTGCGATTACTGCGAGAATTGCTGCTACGAAAGGCTGACGACAAGACGATGAATATATCTGAAACAGATTTTGAATTGCTCTGGACTTCATCAATGGGTTGGGGCGTTCAATGGCTGCCTCAGATACATCGGTTTAGTAGCAAAGAACCAATCCACTATGACCACGCTTGGGCGTACTGGTTTGTTTCATACTCATCATATTTACTTGCTCGGACTTTTCTAGAAAACATTGGCGCTGACTATCAAGAGTTGGCTGATGAAGTTGGCGGTGAGTTTATGTTGGTTACAAGTTATACATCTATTTGTTGGCGAAAAGATTAAAAAAAAATATTCAAAAAAAGTCGCGGAAATCCTAGACTTCGCACAATTTCACCACTAGATTTTAGTTATTGAGATCAATCCAGATCTTTCTTAACTTGGAGGCAAAGATGAATACAAGTCAAAAAAACCCACTAAATACAAGCGATTTTAACTGGATTTGCGAGCGCTGCCAATCCGATTTTATCGTTCCAGAAAATTACCGCAACTCACTTGTTACCGCGGCAACACACTGCGCAATCTGCACTAGCGCACTATCAGCGTTGTTTTCGGCTTCATTGTTTTGTAACTGTAACCAATATTGCTTAGATAGCAAATGCGTATCTAGCGATAGTGGATTGAAAGTTGCTAAGTGTTGGTGCGCTGACTGCAAAGAAATGCGCAAAGAAGTAAAAGCAAACGCATACAAAACTACTACAACAAAGGCAGGTAAGTAAAAATGACTTCAACAACTCCAACGGTAAATCACGAAATGCGTTTTGACCTAGTAACAGCAGTAACCAAGATGAGCAAGCGCCAAGCCGCTTCATTGGTGCGCTTTCTTACTGACGCAATCGCAGAGTCACCAGAGTATCTAATTGACGTGCGCATTGACTTACGCAACGAGTATGACGGCGCTCAGGCGCTCATCTCAGTAGGCAACAACACGCTTTTCGGATCTAGCGCAGTAATCACCGACTCACGCATAATCAACAAAGACGCAAACAATGGCTGAGCAAAACCCTCAAAATTGCCCGATGTGCGGACACGTCACATTCGTGTTGCAGGGCAAGTGGTACAAATACGATAACGGCGAGATGTTTTTCAACGGCGTGTGTCCACCATGCGCTGCACTACACGATCAACTACTGGAGGCAAAATGAACATGAAACAAAAGTACATAGTCAGACGCAGGGTTGCAGCCGCAATCTTGCTGCTGGCTGTTGTAAGCGCTATCACCTACGCAACGCGCGATGTTTGCTACGTGGGTCAGCCTGACGGCAACTGGCTTGGTTACGGATCTTGCCACAAGATGATTTGGGGGAACTAATGTCTATTCACAATCATTGCGTTGAGCATAACTACACAGGCTCAATATGTAGCGAGTGTTTGCTCAAAGATGCTGTTTGCGTTATATGCCAGCAAAAAGCGTTCAAAGTTTTCTTTCGCAAGGCTTTATGCGATCACCACTACGAAGTGTCGGCTCACTAATGGCTAAATTCAGAGTAGAACTTGAAATTGACCTTGACGGCGATCTTGCTCAGTATGTAAACCGACAAGGGCAAGCGTTGTCTCAATCCATGCTTAACGGTCACGTTAAGGATCAAATATCACTAGATGTAGCAGACGCGCTACGGCTTTACGGCGTGAACGCTCAAATTCAATACGTATCAAAAATCAACCGATAGAAAGGCAAACAAATGACCGCAATATATCCAAGATCAAAAAAAGTTGAGACATACGAAGGCTGGGCTAATCGTTCAACTTGGAACGTGGCTTTATGGATCAACAACGATTACAACCTGTATAACGCAGCGTGTAGTTTTATGCAGTTTAACCCAGATCCAAAAAATCCGTACAAGGCTTTTATTTGGTCTCAAAACCTAATAGGCGAGCGCACTCCAGACGGGATTTCTTACTGGAGTACTATGCTTAATTACAAAGAACTCAACGAGATGATGAGGGATCTAGCATGAGTTACTGGTACGGATCAGGCACGCTGTCTGTAGATGTAGATGTTGAAGTTGTCTGCGCTCAAGAGTGTTCAGAGTGCGATCGCAAGCACGTTACTTGTGACGCAGTATTTACTGAAACGATACCCACCGATGACGCGGGCAGTATTGATTGCGATGTGGAGTGTCCAAAATGCAAGCACCAAATCAACGTCAAGCAAAGCAAGTATGACCGATGAAAGAATACGTATTTACTCTGCGCGTTTGGACAGACGGGTTGTTGGACTTTCACGCTGTTTATCACGATGCTATGTCGGCTATTCACGAATACGACAAGTTCAAAGATTACGGTGCAGCCAAGTCCACGCGGGAAATCCTGCTTATTGAACCCAACGGCGTAAGTCACGCTAAGCAATTTGACGCGCCAACCGCGTCATAGTCTAAAATATGTATGTCCGATAACCACCTGAAAGGGGAGATAATGGACAATCAACTATCACGCTGCGCGTATGGCGCATGGCACTACGGTGAACAAATTTGCGAAGCCTGTCGTAAGGGGCGAAACGAGTAACGCATACGCCGCTATGCACAAATCCTCATAGCAGCCGCTTTAGCGGTTGGATTTGCGCTCGCCACTCCAGCCACAGCCTCATCACCGCCGATAACCGATCACATGCGGTTTTCTGTGCTAGAGCCTAAACACTACGCCAAGATCAAAGTCAAAGATCCGAAGCAGTTTGCTTGTTTGAACATGCTCTGGACTAAAGAAAGCAACTGGCGACCAAGGGCTCATAACAAAACTCTGGTGAACGGGAAACGCGCTGGCGGCATCCCCCAAATACTTGGATTGTCGCCTAAACTACCTGCATATAAACAGATAGACAGAGGCTTGAAGTACATCAAACACAGGTACGGATCTCCCTGCGCCGCTTGGCAGTTCTGGCAGAGACAAGACATGAAGGGAACGGGCTGGTACTAATGACTACATCACCTTTTGGATTACCACTTACAGTTGAACATCCAAGCGTAGATCCTGATGAGTGGATTGACGATGACGATGATTGACCGCAAAATTGTTGCGCTTGTTGAGGAACGGGCTGGCGGATACTGCGAAATCTGCGGATCTCCAGAGCAGGAGTCAATGGCGCTACACCACCGCAAATTAAAATCACGCGGCGGAAAAGACAGCGTGGCTAACCTTATACGGGTTCATCACGGCTGCCACAACCTCAATACGACAAGTATTCACATGCAGCCAGAGTTATCTGAACGCAAGGGATACATGGTTGGGTCTTGGCAAGAGCCAACAGATTGCCCGCTGGAACGCCCAGACGGCTCAGTTGTATTGTTACAAGAAAATGGTACGATGATTACATTACAGGAAGGCACATAATGAACGTAACAGTAGTAGGCAATATCGGATCTGATCCTGAACTCAAGTTCACTAAGACCAACACACCGTTTGTTTCTTTCAGTTTGGCTTACACGCCACGCCAAAAGCAGGGCGATGATTGGGTGGACGGCGAGACAATGTGGTTCAGAGTGACTCAATGGGGCGAGAAGTCCGAAGCGCTAATGGATGTAATATCTAAAGGCAACAAGGTAATGATCTCTGGATCTCTTAAACAATCCACCTACAAGGCTAAAGACGGCTCAGAGAAGGTTGGACTTGAGATAAACGCTCAAGAGATTGGCGTTGTCTCCAAAGTTGCTCAGAACCCACGTAGAAACGATTTACCAGCGTGGTAGATGAAGGCTGGCTAAGCGCCGATGAGGTAGTTCACTTTCTAGACATTACGCTTAACAACCTGCGTCAGATACAATTCCGCAAGCAGTTGGTCTGGAGTAAAAAGCAGGGGCGCAGCGTTTTCTATCGCGCTGAAGATGTAGAAGCGTATGCGGAAAGAAAGCGAGCAAAACTTGAAATTAGACAAGCCAAGAGTACAAGAAGCGCTTAACCTGTTTGCTGACTCTCTGCGCTCGCGCGGCAAAGAGGATCTGGCGTTGATGATTGAAAATTACGAAGCACTGCTGCTTGAAGAGATCCAAGCGGCTGCACCTGCGGCGAAACCGAAAAGAGCGCGTAAGCAGTTGTAGCATATCCCGCATGAAGATTGATGAAGCGACAGTCGCGGACATTGATGAAGCGATTGCGCATATCTACAAAATGCTCAAGACCGATGAGTACGGCAACCGCATGGATTGGCGCAAGCGCGAAATACTGAGTGCTAGCATTGACGATCTACTTGACGCAAGGTTACAACTGAGCGTACAGTAATCTATATGGAAATCATAAAGGCGTCAGTATCGGATCTCAAGGAGTATCACAACAACCCGCGTAAAGGCAACGTGGATCTTATTGCTGAGTCATTAAGCAAGTACGGTCAATACAAGCCGATTACCGTTAGCAAACAAACAGGCGAGATCCTTGCAGGCAATCACACTTATCGCGCAGCCAAGAAACTAGGTTGGTCTGAAATTGATGTTGTTTACGTAGATGTAGATAACGTAACAGCAGCCAAGATTGTCGCAATAGATAACAGAGCGTCAGATATGGGCGAGTACGACAAGCAAGTGTTGGCGGATCTCTTGGACAGCATGAACAACCTTGACGGATCTGGTTACACTTTTGACGAGTATGACGACTTGAAGGCTGAAATACAAGAAGCGTCTATGCCCGAACTTGAACATAAAACATACTTTTCATCTCTTGAAGTAGGCGAAACAGGTCAATCTGGTACGCGGTTTATCCCCTCACTTGGAGATTACGCTGAGCGATACATCAACAAGGCTACCCGTATGTTGATGTGCGATTATCATAACGATACGTATGTATGGATCGTAGAAGCGCTGATTGAATATCGGACAGCCAACGACATATCTAGCAACGCTGAAGCAATTTTGCGCCTTGTAGAGAACGCAGTAGGGAGAAAGTCTGAGCATGAAACTATCTGAATTACCCGTACACAAAATCAAGCGTGTTATGTCTGAAGAGGATGCAACAGCGCTAGTTGGTACAACAGTTCCCGATTATGAGCCAAATTGCACTGACGCTGGGATCTGGGTTGATGAAGATACAGATGAAATCGTGTTTGTTTACTTCCCAATGGAGCAAGAAGTTGATCTGTTGCGCGCTTCTGTATTGAATATAAATTACGGCGAGACGATCCGCCAATCAACTGGGCTAAAAAACAAATCACGCACTTTTGGTATGGCTCCACGCAAAGTATTTCAGCGCAGAGAAAGTTGTCGCCCAACATCATTAGCCTACGAGCATCCATATGAACACGCTGTCTTGATTGCTTTTGCGGAGAAGTTTGCCTTGATGTACAAAGAGTTTGCGCCTGATCTGTATGAAGCAGACAAAAAGAACCTTGCTGACGCAGGGCTACAAGACGAGTGGCGCATGACCGATGACGCGCTATGGACTTCTGGCGTAGTAAACAAGGCTTCAACCCTGCCTTATCATCGTGACGGGTTCAATTTTGCTACTTGGTCAGCCATGCCTGTTATCCGCAGGGAGATGAAAGGCGGATACTTGACGCTACCTGAGTACAATTTCACTTGCTCATGTCGTGACGGCTGGGTAACTTTTTTTGCGGGATACAAGTATGTTCACGGCGTAACACCTATGTCTCCAAAGACCAAAGACGCATACCGATACTCAATTGTTTATTACGCGCTACGCGGCTTGAAAGACTGCTTCACCTATGCGGTTGAGACAGCCAAAGCCAGAGACAGCCGCACAATGCGTGAGGATCGTATGGCGCGGGCGCTTAAAGGCGATGAAGCACATCAGGTGCTAGGCAAGGGCTAATGTCCTTACTAGACGATTACGCAACAATGCACAGGCTTATAGTGCAGACCGAAAGCATGGATACTGAAGCAACAGTATTGGCTGAAGTCTCCAACCTGCTGCACTTAGACAAAAATCAAGCGGCGTGGATGTGTTTTGTGTATCTTGCTTACTACGACATGGGATCTTTCTTGCGTTGTTTTGAGTTCACGCGCAATCCAGAGATCCCTGCCGACAAGTACCTGCGCTTATCTTGCGACACAGAAAGACGCGTTCACAGAGTACCCGCCAAAATGGAGAGACACTTTGGAGATGTTGTGTCAATAGCAGATAGCAACGGCGGCTTATACAACTGGTTGTCTAGTTACGTTGAAAAATCCCCACAGCAGTCTTGGGTCAATATGATAAATCCCGTTGAAACCATATTCGGTAATGGGCGTTGGGCTTCATATCGCACGATTGAAATGATTGGACAAGTCTGCGGGCTACCTGTTGAAGCGCCAGATATGGGTCACGCCAACAGCAGTGGTCCAAGGCGCGGGCTTGAATTCTTATACTCAGATCTACCGCAGGGTAACAAGCCAGCCGACATAGCCTACTTGGATCAGGTATCTCTGGATCTTAACCGCAAGTTGGCTGAACGCGGCATTAGTGCTAAATTACAAGATACAGAGACAGGCTTGTGCGGGTTCAAATCAATGGTGAAAGGCGACTACTATGTTGGAGAGGATCTTGACTCAATGCTTGAAGAGATCCTTAAACAACCAAGCGGGCTAACTCAAACCATATTTGAAGCGCGCAAAAATATATTCCCCCATGAGTATCTAGGGGAACTGAACGGTTGGACAGGCATGGATAGGGCTAGAAAAAAGATATACAAAGAGACAGGACAGATTGTTACTAGGTAGGAGAAGGCAAATGAAGGTTATTTACTTGATTGGCGCACCAGGCGCAGGCAAGACAACACTTACTGAGGCTTTCACAAGAGATTGGGTGGATACAGCGCAACATGAAAACCCTATTAAGTTCAGAAGTCATCATACGCCGCACGGAGACGCGTTATCGCTCGGTTGGCTCAGACCAGCCTTCGGTGGAACAGACACGCTCGGTAATACGGCGATATTACAAATTGAACCATGGCTCCCAAATATCGCCAAAGACTATTCAATCATCTACGGAGAAGGCGACAGACTAGCCAACTCACGTTTCTTTGAACTAGCAAAGAGCGTAGGAGACTTTCATCTGTTTTACTTGAACACAGATCCAATGATTAGCGCTGAACGGCGCGCAAAAAGATCCGCTGAAACAGGTAAAACACAAAACCCAACTTGGGTTAAAGGCAGAGAGACAAAACACAAAAACCTTGCTTTTAACTACAACGCATACGAGATCCCTGACGGACTTACACCAGAGCAAGGCGCAAATCTCATGCGTACTGTAATCTTTTCTTGATTGCGGGGAAATATGATGAGTAAAAGAGCGCCGAAGCCTGAAGTCATAGACAAAGAGCGACAGGTACTAGAACTACGCCGTACAGGTGCAGGTTGGGAAGCAATCGCAGATGTGGTTGGCTTCAGTAACGCTAGTGGGGCGTACAAGGCGTACCAGCGAGCCATAGCGCGTGTATTGGTTCAACCCGCTGAAGAGTTAAGAACGCAAGAACTTGA